CGAAGGGTTGGCGTTCCGTTGGGAAATCATGTGCAGTCGATCTGGTTCGGCAAGCGAGATGAAACGAGACGCAGGACGGCAGGGGGGGAGGGGAGCTGGCCTCCCAGGAAAGTTGGCGACGACGACGCATACCCCCCACTAGAGATCGAGTCGCACACAAGCCCGGTACTGCTCTGGCTAGCTTGCACACAAGGCCCGGTAGAAGTGCGTACGGGGTGCAGGTGAGCCACTGTGTCACAGGTTCGTAGGAATGTGTTGCGTTGGCGAATGGGGGTGTTTAGTGTGCCAGAGTGATGCGACATGTTGTCTAGCTGACCTTGACGAGGAAGCCATTTCGGGGATGGTTGGACGCTTCGTTTGGGTTTAGTTATGGGAAGTCGATTGACGGACCTGCGTCACAAACTTTTTACTTCGTGGAATTATGGATACTATAGTCAAGTTTGGCGTTTATGAGAAGGAAGTGAAGGCGGTGTTGGGGGAGCGGTACGATTTGGCGGCGTTTGAGGAGGGGAAGGATTACAAGCGGTACAAGATCCGGGTTGGCACCAGGGTAGCGTTTAGGAACGGGATCTTGGCGGAGCTAGGGAGCAAACCGGCTGAGACGACTGTCTCAGTGAACGGTCAAGAAATCCTTGATGGTTCGCCTGTGGAGAAGCCGAGTCAACCTGTGGAGGTGGAGAGGGAAGTGGTTGTGACGAGGAAGTACCCGAATCCGAGGTACGTGGAGACGACAGCAGGACAGGTGTTCGTCGGAGGAAAGCCGGTTAAGTTGGGCCAACGGATCAGGGTTCGTAACAACGAACTCGTGTTAAGACCGGCAAGCTATCTTGGGTAAGATGTTGGTAGAAAACACGTTTGAGCGGTAAAAAAGCCAACCGCATTTTCTATTTATTCTTTCTCTTACTCTTGTTCTTTCCCTGTCTTCCCTATCCCAGCCTTGATTCCCCTCCCGAGGATCTTCCTTCAGGCTGTCTTCTGTGTTCTTCCCCTAGCTCCGGGAGGGAAATCAATCCGACAGGGAAGAGTTTGGAGGAGAGCATAGTACCCCCAAGATTCAGCATTACTGCCTATCTTGGGAGAGTACTATGAACAAGAGAGAAACGATCCGCATAGGTTGTCGTCTGTCGTGTCGCATTACAGTCGTGCAGAAATGGCTACCCGTTCAGCAATCTGCTTGGCCTTCTCGTAGCCATGACTGTCAGTACTCTGAAGCTCTTCGACGCTCCAGATTTTTAATCCAGCTCAAGAGGGATAGCTGGAACCATTTAGTCGCTCGTGCGTCCGATCTTTCAGGTTGCGCAGGAGGTACACGGCAAGCTATAGGCTTGCGGGGGAAATGATGGTAAAAACTCGAGACTATGTCAACGCAGATTGAAGAAAAATTTGATTCTGTGGATCAGAAGGAGAAGTTGATCCAGAAGATCTTGAAGTTCCCGATGCAGGAGCATCCTGTGTTTCCTTGTCCGAATGAGGAACAGAGACGGCAGATGGTGGAGAATGTTGGGACCGAACAAGTGATGCGGATGTTCCTGGCAAGGGAGCAGAGGATCAGGGCGGAGCAGGAAGATCCCTATCGGTATGGCAGCGAATTGACAGCTTGGCCGGATGCGGATGATATTCTCAACCGCTTCAACGAGGTGTTGGTGTTGGGTGGCAACCGGGCAGGAAAGACGGAGTGGGCAGCTAAACGTGTGGCTCAAGCGTTTGTCGGGATGGATCTGGTGGGAAACATGCCGGCATGGATCAAGGAACGCAGCCAGAAACGAGGGTTGAACATTTGGTGTCTGCATACGACCCACATGACGAGTGTCGCGATGCAGCAGAATGTTTTCCACAAGTATCTGCCTAAAGAACTGAAGGAAGCCAAGCGTACTTCGTCTATTCAGCTTAGTTGGTCCCAGAAGAACGGGTTCACCGACAATACGGCGGTCTACCAGAAGAACCAGATTTGGTTCCTTAACTACAGCCAGGACATCAAGGTGGTCGAAGGGGGTGAAGTGGACATTGTCTGGTGCGATGAATTGGTCCCTCAGGATTGGCTTGAGACGCTTAGATATCGTCTGATTACCCGGTCAGGAAAGCTGTTGGTGACCTTTACGCCGATCCTTGGGTACACACAGGTGGTCAAAGAGTTCATTACGACTGCCAAGGTAACGGAGTACAAGGTAGCCGAGCTTTTGCCGGAGAACAACGTCATTGGTGTTCCCAAGGGACACATGCCTTACAAGGCGGAAGGGATCTACGGAAAGCACGGGGTGGTTTGGTTTCACTCGAAACTGAATCCCTACAATAATTGGGAGCGGATGAAGCAAACGCTTCGAGGTCGGAGCAGTCACGACATCAAGATTCGTGCTTACGGTTGGGCAGATCAGACAGCCGGAAGTCAGTTCCCGATGTTTGGGGACGTGAACATCTTTAAAGATCCGGTGTCCAAGGTTGCGCCTGAGGGAACGAACTACATGGTGGCTGATCCTGCCGGCGCACGAAACTGGTTTATGCTCTGGGCAAGAGTCGATGTCCACGGGATCATCTGGGTTTACCGTGAATGGCCGGACCAAAGTTATGGAGAGTGGGCTTTGCCGTCTGAACGCCCGGATGGAAAGCCTGGACCTGCACAACGCAGTGGAGCTGGTAGGGGTGTCAACGAGTACACCGAGCTTGTCTGGTCGCTTGAGACGCACAAAGACAACGTCGAAGAGATTGCTGAGCGGTACATTGACCCCCGGAGTGCAGGCTCAGAGGTGACGAGCAAGGAAGGTGGGATTACCCTGTTGGATTTGATCGCCAACGCCAGTAATCCACTGCATTTTCTCCCGGCAGCAGGAGTTACCGTGGACGAACGGGTGCTGGTGATTAACGATTTGCTCTGTTACGACCGGGATTTGCCGGTTGAAGTTGGCAAGAATCATCCCAAACTGATGGTCCACGAGAGTTGTCAGAACTTGATCTACAGTATGCGGGAATGGACGGGTGCAGATGGTCAGAAGGGAGCCAGCAAAGATCCTATTGACGCTTTAGGCTACTTGGTGGTGATGGACCCCCAGCACTACGGGGGTGAGAGTTGGAAGAAACAGATGGCTGCAATGTCAAGATGTGGTTCATATTGACCAGCGACAGAGATTAACGTAATTTCACGCAAAATATGGATTCGTCTTCATCTGATCCCTTGGCGATAGCTACGAATGTTCCTGATGTAGGAGATCTGTTGAGCGAATACAACCGGGCAATGATCAACTCGACGCAGGGTAACCTGACGACGAAGTTCGATGACATCCGTTTTGCCCGCTGGGCAGGTCAAAGTGAAGACGGCAAGAAACACAGTAATCTTCGCAACGATGGCGACCCGGCGTGGCCCTTTGAAGGTGCAAGTGACGTTCGTAATCGTTTGATTGACAGTACCTGTAACGAGCTTTCTGCGCTCTTGGTGACTGCATTTGAGCGTGCAACCATTCGTGCCAGCGAGACGGAACTTAACGACACGTCGATCTCCGGTGTTGCGACGACGTTGCTGCATTGGGTGCGCGACAACAAGATGCCCTTGGAGCTTCGTCGTGAGGCGGAACTTGGGGCGCAGTACGCTTTCCAGTACGGTTGGACAGCCTTCTTTGTGGGTTGGAGACAGAACATCAGCAAGCGGTCGCAGCCTATCTCCATGCAGGAGATTATGGTAATGGCGCAGCAATCGGGTAGCCCGACGCTGATGCAACTGCCTCAGTTGATTGCTGATCAGGCAGAAGAAGCTGCATTGATTTTGCAGGCTTCAGTCCCTGGACTCACGCTGCAAGAGGCAAAGCGCATGGTCCGTGAGTTGTCTGAAACGGGAATGACGACTCGAGACGAAGAGTACGTCAGCAAGAATCTGCCTGAGATCATTGCGCTGAAACCTTGGGATGAAGTGTTGTTCCCACCGGAAACCTCGGATTTGCAGCGTTCACGGGTAATTTTTCGTCGGACATGGATGTCTGAGGTCGAGATCCGTGAAAAAATCACGACTGAAGGGTGGAACAAGGATTGGGTGGAGTTGGCTGTGCAGATGGCTGGAAAGAGCAGCACGATGTACAACATGAACTTGTTACCGAGCACGGAATTGCTCGTATACAACGGGATCAACTACCAGAACATGATCGAGGTGGTGTACTGCTACACCAAGAGCCTCGACGGCACGGCTCCGTGCATCTACTACACGGTCATCTGTCCGCAGGCTGCTGTGGATCACCGCAACGATCCGATCTCATACGCCATCCATGAAAGGCTCGATTACGCGCATGGAGAGTATCCTTTTGTGGAGTTTCGTCGTGAGTGCATTCGCCGGGCTATTTTTGACACTCGGGGAGTACCGGAACTTGCGTCCACCGACCAAGATGAAGTCAAAGCGCAGCATGACTCCATCCGAGATCACACCGCCTTCTCAACGCTTCCTCCCATCAAGGTCGTCAAACGAATCGGAGCCATCAACAAGATTGGCCCCGGTGTTTCTCTGCCAGTAGTTAGTCCGACTGACTACACCTTCATGGACCCGCCAGCTCGCCAGCCTACCGTGGCGTTTGAGTTGATCCAACGAGTTGAAGCAAGTCACGCCGCTTACTTTGGAACGGTAAATTCTACTGTTGACCCTCGAAAGACGCAGTTGCTCCAGCAGATGTTGGTCAACACTTGGCTGTTGACCTGGCGCACGGTCTTCCGGCAGATGTTCAGTTTGTGCTGTCAGTACATGAGTCCACAGGAGATCCAGCGGATTACTGGAGGCCAACTGCCACAGAACTTGTCTGCGATTCACAACGAGTTCGATCTGACCGTTAAGTTCGACGTCAACGATCTAGACAAGGAGTACATCGCTCAAAAGATCGACTTCCTGACCAAGGTGGCTCAGCTTGACTCGGGCGGCGTGCTTAACCGAAACAAGCTCACGGAGATGATGATCCGTGCGGTTGCACCTGAGATGGCGCAGGAGTTGATCCTCAACCCACAGGATGCCAGCCGTCAGATGTTCAAGGATGTACAGAGTGACATTGCGCTCATGTTGTTGGGTAACGAAGCTCTGTATCAGCAGAACGATCCTTCTGCTCAGACAAAACTTCAGTACGCTCAGCAGATTATTCAGGCTAACCCGAAAGCGCAGCAGGCATTGCAGCAGGATCAAAACTTCCAGGCGTTGTTCCAGAACTACATTAAGAGCTTGCAGATGAGTGTGATGCAACAGCAGAACGCTCAGATTGGCCGGATTGGTGTGACCCCTGTAAGTCAGCAATAATAACATGACTGAAGATCAAAAGAATGCCTTTGGATTTAGTGGCAAGAACATTACTTGGACGGAAGTTATCAAGTTAATTGAGTCGATGCAGCAACAGCAGTGGATGGCTGCTGTCAGCCGGGAAATGAAGGGGGAAGACCGCATTCATGCGTGTGGTTCGGTGGATGGCATCAACCTTGTCTTATCGACACTTGTCCAGTTCAGACAAAATGCCAGACAACTTAATGGCTTGACACCGGACGAAGATTTGGCATAACGCCAACAACGGGCTAACCAGCGTTACTGGTTTGAGACAACAAGGGCTTGCTGCCTTACCAGCATGGAAAACACAAACACACAGCCTGATTCCGGGAGTCAGGAGGGAGCAAATGTACCCGTTGCAGACAACCTCGGTAAGTTCGATGATCGGAGTTTAACAGACTTCATCAAGAACAACTTCCTTGACGAGGAAGGGGCGGCTCCAGCCAAAGAGGAGCAGCAGACCGAGTCGGAGACAGATGAAGCAACTACCGAGGAATCCTCGGAGGTTGAGTCTGAAGTCCAAGACGAAGTCGATCAGTCCAACGACGAAGAAGACAGTAGTCAGTTGAGTCGGGGCGTACAGAAGCGCATCAACAAGTTAGTTGCTGCGAAGAAAGCCGCTCAGGCAAAACTACAGGAGCAGGAAGCAAAGCTGGCTGCAATGCAGCGGGAGTTGGAGGCTAGTAAGTCTCTGGCAACCCAGACAAAGCAGCAATCAGTGTCCAACGAGATCGAGGCTCTTAACTCAATCCCTGAAATTGAGGCGGAGTACAAGAGAGCGGTGGACGTGATTATGTGGTGCGAAGACAACCCGGACGGAGGAGAGATCCAAGGCCCGGACGGTCAAATGATTGAGTTGTCCGACAAACAAGTCAGGGCAATGAAGCGTGCGGCAATTCGCAACAAAGAGGTCGAGCTTCCACAGCGGTTTAACTACCTGAAGCAACAGGAAGCAGCCGCTCCAATGATCGTGCAGAACTTTCCGTGGCTCAACAAGCCTGAGACTCAGGAGTATCAAGCAGCACAAGCTGTGTTGCGTGACTTTCCTGAAATCAAGCGCAGACCTGACTACATGCACTTGGTGGGAATGTTTGTGGAAGGCATGAAGGTGTTTACTGAACGCTCTTCTAAGCAGAAGCAAGCAGCTCCAATCAAGCGTGCGCCAACTCAACCGAGCGTAAAAGCTGCTCCGGTAAAACCGGATGACAGCTCTCGAGCGAGTAAAGCGTTCATGCAAGACACTTCCAATCGAGATGGATTGAGCAACCTGTTGAAAGCAAAGGGGTTTGTGTAAACCCTACAACCAACCAACCAACCTATTCTTATGGCAGCCTTAACTGAACCTAACCTCTCTGGTCGCGGTAAACGCGAAGACCTCATGGACATGATTGCGCTCGTTGACGCGAAGGACACTCCCTTCACGTCGATGGCGCGTAAAGGCAGCAAGCCCGGAAATATGTATTTCCGCTGGCAGGCTGACAGCAACCCCGCTCCTCAAGTGGGTGGAACCGTTGACGGCACGGACGTCAGCAGCTACACCAACTGGGATGTGGGCTATCGTGCGGAATTGGCCAACTACGCTCAGGTGTTTCGTATGCCTGCCGTGCGTGTGTCCAAGCTCACGCAAGACATCGCCCAGGTTGCTGGAGTTCGTGACGAACTGGCGTACAACGTCAGCAAGTCGATCCTCCAAGCCAAGCGTTCCATCGAAGTTGCGCTTTGCTCCAACCAAACTGCTCAGCAGGACAATGGATCTGTGCCGTATCTGACAGCCGGGATTCAGACGTGGATTTCCACGGCTGGGACTGGAACGGCTACGCCCGGAGACATTCCCTCGCAGTTCCGCACGCCTTCCAACAGCATCCTGACTGGAGCCTCCAGCGGGTTGACTGACACGGCTGTGCAGGGCTTGCTCAAGTCGATCTACGATCAGACGGGGCAGTACAAGTCCTTCGACGCCATTGTCGGAACGGACCTCAAGCGTGCGTTCACCGCATTGCTTGGAACGACCCAGTTGACCACGACCAGCACGTCTGGTGTGTTGGCTGCTGGTGCGACCAAGGTGCAGACCTTCCAGCGTGATGCTGCGGCTGAAACCTACATCCAGTCCGTGGACGTGTTCCAAGGGGACTTCGGAACGGTCAAGCTGCATCCTTCCGTGTTCATCGGAACGATTGCTAGCGGAAGCTGGACGTCCACCCCGTACAAAGGTCTGGTCCTGAACATGGACCTGATCGAAGTGCGTTACGGTGGTAACGTCGCTGCGGTGCAATCGCTGCCTGACTATGGTGGTGGTCCTGCCCGTGTGGTTGAAGCTGTTTGCGGCCTTGTGGTCGGCAATCCGCTCGGCCTTGGCAAGTTCGACTTCTCGAGCTAGTCTCCCTAGCGACACCTGCTCAGTGGTGTGACAGTCGGGAGAGACCGACACCATAGAACCCGTCAAGGCTAGTGCGAAAGCATCCTCAAACCGACGGGTCGCTTATTGCGACACCTGCCTCTGGCTCCATGCCGGGGTGCACGGACCGGGACCTCTCGGTCGCCGCAGTGGTGTGACTGCTGGAGAGACAGCCCTTTTTTATGCTCAACGTCGATCCTAGTCTTGTTCCACAGCTAGAAGCCGAGTTTCGGCGTGGCTGGCAGATAAAGCGTGTAAACGCTGAGATCCAATCCAAGCAAGCTGCCAAGTATGCCAAGATGCGCCATCGCTCGATTGATGGTCTTGGTCAGAAGATCGGCAGCATTCCCCCGGATGCCTATCATTTCTGGGGACAGAAACTGGGATATCAGTGCTGGGACGACAAGAAGTTCATACACGAGTTCTTCCGTGACAATCCGCAGTGCAGAGTTAATTCTGGCGGAACAAAGGAGATCAGTATAGGATGGGTTCCTCCCACCAATTCGCGTTTCCATAAAGTCTACGCATGAAGACAGTTGCATTCAGTGACATCCTTGCCGAGGTCTGCCAGTTAATCGGCTTGGATCGCTCGACGCTGAACGACAAGAGCTTCAATACGATCCGAGACTTTGCCAGCCGGCGCATCGGAACAATCTGGGACCGTGAAGAATGGCCGGATGCCAACAGGTTCATCCGCACTTTTCCTGGCAACCCAATCAACACGGTAGAAATCATTCCTCCTCCGCCCCTTCTTTTGGAGAATGGGAGCGAGTTGCTCACGGAGAACAATGTTCCGATTCTAACCCAGAGTGAAGACAACCTTGTTGACCTAAGGATTGGCTTGGATCTGAACTTTCCGCGCATTTACTTGGCTGACTTCACGGCTGATGCCTACCGGAGGGGAACCATTGATCAGACGTATGTCGGATTCAGCAATCCATTTTACTACACATACGAAGGTCAGACAATAAGCGTTGCGTCTGAAAGACATTCGTTTACTTACGAATCCAGCACAGACAGCATTGGTGAGTACATCACGCACTTTTCCATCAAGATTCCAGATGGATCTACAGTAAACTTTCCCACATACGAAGGTCCGAATGGCAAGTTGACTACAACGGTTATTTTTACCGGAAACTTGCAGCGATTGGTTCAGATGCCAACTGGATCTTTGCAAGGCTTGGCTGCTTGGGAACGTGATCCGCGTGTCACCACAAGAGCTGTACAGGTTGACTTTATTGTGGAGGACTTGATCTCGGTCCCCAACAACACAACTGTCGGAGACATAACCTACCTTCGTTTCTTGGAGGATGGTGAGAAGTTCATTCAGTATCGCTTGGATGCGCCCCGGCTGTACGGATCGAAGTACGCAATATCTACGACCTACTCTCCAGGCTCACAGGTGTACTACGACATCTTGCAGGAGTCTTCCAACTACAATCCAACTTCTGCAACCAAAGGGACTCGAGCAAACTTTTGGACGGCTTTGAGTAGCTCTAACTCGGTTGCTCCAGCAGAACCTCAAAACGTCTATTGGCAACAGGTAAGCATCCCTTACAGGTTCAAAGACTTTTTGGTCAATGGAGTTGCTGCGGACTTTCTGAAGTCTGAAGGCAGGACCGATGAAGGGGTTGTCTTTGATCAGCTTGCAGAGGTTGCTGTGCAGCAACAGATCGATGTCTTAATCAGACAGCAAGGACAAATCCAGAAGCTGAACATGGCTTACACCTACTAAGATGAACAAGTTCATCATACGCCGAAATGGTACTGTCGCAGCTCCCGGTGTAAAGCTGGTTGCAAAAGGAAGCGTGCAAGGCTCAAAGGTGACCTTCAGGTTTCCAAAGCAAGCGCATCCAAGTTCGCCTACGACCACATATCAAATATTGACGGAAGCTGGTGACTTTCTTAATACTGAGGCGAGTGACCGTATAACGACTGGCTAACAATGGGAACACGCATTACAGATCTTCCAGCAGCAAGCGTTGCGAATCCGCCGGATGTTGTGCCCATTGTGCAGGGAGGCACGACCAAGAAGGTTGTCTCAGCTCTCATTAAGACAACCAACGCCTCGGAATTGACGAGCGGAACCATTTCGTCTGATCGTCTTCCTGTTGGCACTTCTAGTGCCCCTGGCGCACTTCAGCTTGGAAGCACGGCTGGAACTGCCTGTGAAGGCAATGATGCTCGTCTGAGCAATTCTCGCACCCCCACTGGATCTGCTGGTGGTGACTTGTCTGGGACGTATCCAAACCCAAGTATTGCTCCCCTGTCTCCGTCTCCTGCCGGGACGTATGGATCTGCTACTGCCATTCCTCAGATCACGGTAAACGCCAAGGGACAGGTCACAAACGTGACTGGAGTTGCTGCTCAAAGCACTGTCTCAAGCGTTAATGTATCTGGGGGAACAACCGGGCTGACCTTCTCTGGTGGACCAGTAACGACCTCAGGAACGATTACTGCGGCTGGAACTCTTGCGGTTGCAAATGGCGGGACTGGAGCAACGACTCGTCAAGGCGCGATGAATGCCTTGGCTGGAAGTGTTGCGAGTGGACGGTTTCTTCGAGGCGACTCTGCGAATGTAACGATGTCGCAGATTCAGGCTTCAGACGTTCCAACACTGAACCAAAACACTACCGGGACAGCATCGAATGTTACCGGAGTAGTTGCCTTGGCAAATGGTGGAACGGGAGCAAACACGGCTGCTGGAGCAAGGACAAACCTTGGTTTGGCTCCCTCTGCTACGATTGACACAACGAATGCCGTAAATATTACAAGTGGTATTCTTGATGTGGACAGACTCCCTGCGTTGATTGGGGATGTCACAAGTCCACAGGGAAGCTCGGTTACGACTCTCTCCAACTCTGGTGTTGTTGCTGGAACAGTTGGATCTTCCAGTGCGATTCCAGTCATCACAGCAGACGCAAAGGGCCGAATCACGGCCATGTCTACTGCGGCAATTCCAGCACTTGGGATCACGCAGCTCACTGGAGACGTAACGACGCCATCTGGAAGTGGATCTCAACCTGCAACGCTTTCTGCAAGCGGAGTGTCTGCTGGAACTTATGGAAGCTCTTCTTCTGTAGCCAGAATTACGGTTGATTCTAAAGGTCGTGTTACGAGCGCAACCAATGTTGGGATTTCTGGATCTGCTGGTGGAACAGTTACAAGCGTTGGAGTGACATCCAACACTTTGGCAATCACCAACTCTCCAGTGACATTTTCTGGAGACATTGGGATTGAACTTTCCTCGGTTTCCACCTCTCAAATTTCTGGGCTGGCAGCGTCTGCGATAACAGACACAACCAACGCCAGCAACATCACCTCTGGCTCACTTGCTACCACACAACTTTCCGCAAGCGGAGTCACGCCGGGAACGTATGGAGATTCAACATCTATACCTGTTCTTACGGTTGATTCTAAAGGCAGATTAACTGCTGCTAGTACTACTCCAGTTTCAGGCGGAGGAGGCGGCGGATCTGCTGATGTTCAAATATTTACTTCAAGCGGAACATGGACCAAGCCCGCTGGAGCAAGAAGCGTTAATGTGCAAATGTTTGGTGGTGGAGGTGGTGGGGCGAGTGGAAGCAAAAACTCAAGTCAGGCTTCCGCTCGACGAGCTGGAAGTGGTGGTGGCGGCGGAGGATGGTTTGTTGCAACAATTCCTGCATCCGCATTAAACGCAACAGAAACAGTTACTATTGGAGCGGGTGGAAATGGTGGAAGCGCAGTTACCACTAATAATACATCTGGAGGTAGTGGAGTTAATGGAGGAGCCACTCAGTTTGCTTCTTTGCAAGTAATCGGAGGAGCTGGTGGCACTATAATATCTGGTGGAACTGGATATCAAATGGCAAATTCTGGTGGGCCTGCAAATGGCGGTGGAGGAATTGGATCACAAGGCGCTCCAAGTTCAAGTACTATAGTATTTTTGCCAGGAGGCGTTGGGGGAGGTGGTGGTGGCGGACTTCCGGGATCTTCATCAGTTCCATCTTCTGGAGCAAACGGTGGATTAAGTCGTATTTTAAATTTTTCTGGAGGAACCGGTGGAATTGGAGATGGAGTTTCTGGAGGAAATGGAATTTCAATTCCTGTTGCTGGACTATTTGCTGCTGGATCTGGTGGTGGAGGTGGAGCGGCTGGAGCAGCAGTTTCTGGAGGCGACGGAGGTGCTGGGGGATTCCCTGCTGGAGGCGGAGGAGGCGGAGGAGCAACAGAAACCGGAGCGCAATCTGGAGCAGGTGGAACCGGGGGAGCAGGCTACGCAATTATCACGACTTACTTCTAGTTTAAGGCAACCGATTAATTATGGGCGAAATAAAAGTCTCTCAACTTCCAGCGGCGACACAAGTCAATGCGAATGACATCTTTGTATTCAACCAAGGTGGCGATACAAAGTCTGCTGCTCAGTCTCTTGTTGTTGCTGGACTTGCCACAACGGCTCAAGTTGCGGCTATCACTCCGGCATCCATTGGTGCGATTGCAACCAGCCAACAATCCAGCTTTGCAACCACGTCTCAACTGGCGGCTATCACGCCCCAAAGCATTGGAGCAATAGCGACTAGCCAAGAGTCTTCGTTTGCAACCACTGCTCAGATTGCAGCTATTACTCCTGCCAGCATTGGAGCGATTGCAACTTCTCAGGAGTCTTCGTTTGCTACGACCTCACAGATTTCCAGCCTGACGAACACAGCTCAGGTTGTGGCGTTGACCACACAGCAGTTGTCTGCGATCAGCATCAGCGCAGGTTCTGGGTTGACTGGTGGTGGTCCGTTGTCTGCCAGCAGCACGGTAGCGTTGGCTGCTCTGAGCCCAGCTCCTACCGGGAACTACGGCAGTTCGTCTCAGATTGCAGTTCTGACTGTGAACCAGTTTGGGCAGATCACTGCTGCATCTACGACTCCGGTGTCTGGTGGTGGAGGTGGAACGCCTGCTGATATTCAAGTGTTTACATCAAGCGGCACTTGGACCAATCCTGCTGGAGCAAGAAGCGTTCAGGTTACCGTTATTGGAGCAGGCGGAGGTGGTGGTTCTGGAAGAAAAACTGCAAGTGGAGCAGTTGGTTCCGGTTCCGGTGGCGGTGGTGGCGGCGGATTTACAATGCGCACCATTGATGCAAGTCTTTTAAGCGCAACAGAAACAGTTACAGTTGGAGCTGCTGGATCTGGAGGCGCGGCAGTTACTGCGAACAGCACTAATGGAAACGCAGGAACCGCTGGAGGAACTTCGTCTTTTGGAACATGGGTTTTTGCTCAGGGAGGATTTGCGGCTGGAGCAGCAACAACATCATCTGGTCCTGGTGGAATAAACACATTGCAGCGAACAATGTTTGTTGGCTCAAATGGAGGAGCTGGCGGATCTGGAGCTGGCGCAGGTGGAGGAAGTTCATACACAGCAACTGGTGGAGGTGGAGCTGGAGGAGGGATTGCAGCAACTCCACTGCAAACAAATGGGGGAATTGGCGGAATTGCATTAGGATCATTCATATCAGCACCGGCAGCAGCGGCAGGAACTGGACAAGGTGGATCTGGAGCATCAGCAGTGTCTGTCACCGCAAATTGGCCGTTAGGAGCTGGAGGCGGAGGTGGTGGAGCATCATCGACTACTGTTAATGGCGGAAATGGCGGAAATGGCGGAAACTATGGAGGAGGCGGAGGAGGCGGAGGAGCCGCTTTAGATGGAGTTGGAAACAGTGGAGCTGGAGGCAATGGAGGCGCAGGCATTATCGTTGTTACAACCTATTTCTAATTATGAAGTACGCAATCGTTGATGATGCTACGAAAGTAGTTGATAACATAATCGTGTGGGATGGTGTGTCGCCGTACACGCCTCCTGCTGGAACAACGCTGGTCAACGTGGATGGCATTCCCTGCGGGATTGGCTGGATTGAACAGCCTGACGGTTCCTTCTTGCCTCCTGAAGACAATGGCTAAAAAAGGTGTATCCCTAGCGGTTGGTCGCGGCGAAAAGCTGCCTGTGTCGAAAGGTGCAGGACTCACAGCAAAGGGCCGGGCCAAGTACAACGCGGCAACCGGCAGCAACCTCAAGGCTCCTGCTCCGAATCCTAAGACAAAGGCTGACGCTGCTCGCAGAAAGTCATTCTGTGCCCGGATGAGCGGGATGCCCGGTCCCATGAAGGATGAGAAGGGACGACCCACTCGCAAGGCTGCATCACTCAAACGCTGGAACTGCAAATGAAAAAGGGACTCTACGCCAACATAAACGCCAAGCGTGATCGGATTGCTGCTGGAAGCGGCGAGAAGATGCGCAAGCCTGGCACCAAGGGCGCGCCCACTGCGAAGGCATTCAGACAATCTGCTAAGACAGCCAAGAAGAAGTAGCTATGAAATACATTCTTGACCGACTCAAAGAGCCATCGACCTGGCGTGGTTTGTTTGCCCTTCTGACTGCTGTTGGGCTGAAACTTCATCCAGAGATGCAGGAGGCTATCCTGACAACTGGACTTGCCCTTATAGGGATGATCAACGTCTTCCGAAAGGAATCAGATGATACCAAGCCTGCTGCAAATCCTGCGCCTGTGGCTGGAGATCAAGGCTAAACGAGCCTCTTGGGAACTTGAACGGGATATTGCCAAGCACTGCGATGAGATCGAACGTCAAATCCTCGAGGCTCGCGCTGCTGGCGATGACGCTTTCGCTGATCGGTTGCGTGAAAGATTCCTCCGTTCCAGCAAGGTTCTTACATCATCCGGGCAAGGAGATCCTTGAGCTTCAGCCAGGACAAACCTACACGGCTCAGACAGCACAGAAGTGGCATTCAGACGCTCGATATCAGAAGCTCGAGCTAGAACTTCTCAATGCTGTCTCAGTCGCCAAACAAGCTCAGCACCGATGATCAATCTCAAGGATGCTGGGATTGACATTGGTCTTGCGATTGCTGGTTTGTTCGGAGCGATCTTGATGTCCTCCAAGCAAGCGGGACAAAACCTTGGAAGGACTGTGTTGTCTTTGATTGGTGGAGCTGCATCAGCAAACTATGTGACTCCTCTGATCCTCAAGATTGCTCACCTTGACACTGAGCCGCAATATGGTTATGCAGCGGCGTTTTTGCTAGGCTTTTGTGGGCTGCGTGCGGTAGAAAACATCTCAGAGAAGCTAATCTCCGGCCATGACATTAAGCCCACTAGTACTCCTAAACGTGCTCGCAAATAGCGTGCTTGCCGTTTCGGCGATTCATCTGTGGCTTCGAGTGTTTGGCCATGAGGACAGTGCCATTTACAAGCACAAGTACGCAGTTCATTTGTGTAAGCTTGCCACAACGATCACGATCTGCGGGTCTGTCGCAAACATTTTTGCTCACCAAGAACCCCCGGTTACTGAGTTCATTCTTAACATAGGCGTAGCCTGCAACTACGTTTGGCTTTCGTGGTTTTCTACAATTTCTGCACCTAAAAAGCGTGCTGTGGTAAAGCAACCAACTGCCAAGCCAGATGAAAAACCTAAGCGACCCAAAGTAAATGCTAGACGATCTTAAAGATCTTGCCTCCGTTTTGGGGATCAATGTAGCTGCATTGGCTGTCTCGTTGTCTGAGATAGAGCAGACGATCCGCATTATCACAGCGATTGCAGCACTGATTTACACGCTGGTTAAAACCTACAAGCTCATCCAAAAATGATCGACGAACGCTCAGCCAAGCATATCGACACGCTGATCCCTGAGGTTAAGGAAGCGTTCACGAACTTTGTCTTGGAGGCTAAGGAGCTTCTAAAAGAGGAGGGACTGGACTACCGGGTCATCTGCGGGACGCGCTCTTGGGAGGCTCAGGAAGCTCTCTACGCCAAGGGGCGCACTGCTCCGGGGCCAAAGGTTACCAATGCCAAACCCGGCTCGAGTATGCACAACTTCGGGATTGCGATTGATTGCGGTGTCTTCCGTGGTAAACACTACCTGGATGACGGGACTCCTGAAGAGAAACGTCTCGCAGACAGGATGCACAAGCTCTGCGGGGCAATCGCATCGAAGCACAAGCTGCGCTGGGGAGGCACGTTCACCTCGATTTATGATCCGCCTCATTACGAGTACAATACTCCTCACTCTCTTGCTGAGTTGCGTGCTCGCAGGGAGCAAAAAAGATCGCTGATATCCTAAAGACCTATGGCAAAGAAAAACCTGACTGATGCGTTAATGCTCGTTATCGGGGCTCCAAAGACCCGCAAATGCCCGGAATGCTCCTCGCCGATGGAGTCTGATGGGAGTTGTTCCGAATGCGGATATGGAGAATCCGAGGAAGAAGGTGGAGAAGAAGAGGGAGAAATGGAAGACGAAGGTGGTGATCGTCTGATGGAGATTCGTGACGATCTTCAGCGTCTTGTGGACAAGATCAGCAAGATGATTTCCTGATGCCATCTGAGCTACAAGCTGAATCGGATCAGTCCTACATGGGGTTTGCCAGTCGTCTTGACCCGGCAAATCTCCCTGACGGCATCCTTCAGGCTGCTCAGAATGTCAGGTTACAGAGAGGCATTGCACAACCCCGCAAGGGCTGCCAGAGGCTCACAGACGCCTCATTAAGCGCTTTGACGATGGTCGGTTCTGGAGTCTGGATAGATTCCTTGGGGCGAGACAACATCGCAATGGTGTTCACGAATCGGTTGTACTTGTTCCGACCGGAGCAACAGGGAACACAGTCAGAGTTACTTGGACCTTACTTGTTCCCTACTGGAAGAAACATTGCAGTAGGTGGAATCGTTGACTGTGTTCAAGCCCTTGACAAGTTGATCATCTTCCGAGGCAAGTACGACAGCACGATTTACAACGCAAGCGTGACGAATGCTGCGATTGGAAACGGAAATACTGGAACGATCACCGTCAACACAGCCAGCATACATGGATATGCGACTGGAGATGAGGTCACGTTGAGGCATGGAATTTTTGATACGGAGTCAGCTTTAGACGGGAGTCACATCATCACGGTGACTTCGACCACACAGTTTACCTTTTCGTGGACGAACACAACCGGGAGTACGTTCCAAGCGCACACCAACAAGACTCCGTTCACAACTCAGCGTGGAAAACCTCCGTTGATTTGGGACTCTGCTACAGGCGTAATAACTGTTGCTGACCAGCAGTTCGTCAATCCAAGCAGTGGGACTGCGCTGACGTATTTGACCAAATCTCTTCCTCCAGCAGACTTTGGGTTCTACTACCAGAACCGGATTGTTGCCAAGTACACGGATCATCAGTTGGTTGTCAGCGACATCTTGTCTTTTCAGACGGACGTACAGTTCAACGCCTTCCTGATCAACCAGGGTGGAAATGACATCATCGTTGGATGTCTGCCGTGGATCGAGAACCAGTTCTTGGTGTTCATGCGGAACTCGATCTACATCGCGTTCCTTGATCCTCGGATTGTCATCACGGAAGCTGACAGAAGTCAGATCACAGTAGTCACCACAGAACTTGGCTGTCTTGCTCGCAGGAGCATAGTCAACGCTGGGCAGTTCGTATTCTTCCTGTCCGCAAAGGGAGTCCACATGCTCACGCCTCAGTTGGACCTGAAGATGGTTGGCAACACAATGCCGTTGTCTGAACCTGTGGCAGACTTCTTTCAGACAGTCAACTACACGACAGTCAACAACTCTGTTGCAACTTACTACAACAACAGGTTTTACATTGCCATGCCTGTTGTGGCTGACACGAATCCAACTGGCAAAAACAACCGCATCCTGATCTTTAACACGCTCAACAAGAATTGGGAAAGCATTGACGTGTATCCTGTTGGGCTGAATGCAGACAACTTGATTCCCGGTGGCTACAAAAATCAGGAACGCTTGTTCATCCTCACCAACTTTGCGGGCGTGAATCAGTTTGGAGGTGTGTTTCTTGAGGAAGAGCGAGAGGATGGTGACTTCTACACTGGAGGTGGAAACGGAGCTATTCTGCCGTTTACGCTGCCTGTTGACCTGAATACCGGGTTTTCCTTGAACTCAATTACTTCATTTGTGCGAACCAGAGAGTTCACGATGAAGTCTTTGAGCGAGAAGCGATTTAGTCGTGGAGAGTTTCAGTTCAACAACATCGTCAACGATGTGGTGTCGATTGACGCAACGATGCACGATCCAGATTCCACTCAGACAGTCTTGGGATACCAGTTCTCTGGCAACAGTGATGGAACGCTTCGTCCACGGATTGCCGGGCGCGGGTCGTCGGTGGACTTCACAATCAATTTCACCAGTGGAAGACCAGCGTTGAAAGGTGTCACAGTTTACGGTATAACGGCAAACAGACCAATGGTTTCACAGGAGTAGTTATGGCTCAAATCAACAAAGGAACGATTTATTCGACGACGAACTCAACCGTTACTGTTGATAACCTCAACCAACACGTTGAGGGAGCCACGCTTTTGCCTGGGGCAATTGGCGATCAGGCTGCGATTCTAACCACTGCTGATCCAACGACGGATCAAGTCATCCTACTTGCTTCCGGCCAGCTTAAGAAGGCTACCGTAGTGCAGGCATTAGGCGGAGTTGATCCTGCCGAGTTGCTCAACGCCAACAACAACCTGTCTGATTTGGCGAGCATCGCCACGGCAAAGGTCAACCTGTCGCTCAACAACGTCGAGAATAAGTCATCCGCAACAATCCGGTCGGAGATTACGTCCGCAAACGTAACGTCTGCGTTGACTTACATTCCGATTACTTCATCTCAGCTAAATGCTGGGCTGGACACTCGGGTTGCTACCAGTCAGTTGGGTGCAATCAACGGTGTTGCAACGCTTGGAAGCGATGGAAAACTTGCATCCGATCAGGTAGCAGCTCTGACCACAGCCTCTCAATTGGCTTTGATTGGAACCTCTGCGCTTCCTGTGATTGGGGCGCAACCGCTTCTAAGCTCTACATCCACCGGCACCGGATCTGTAGTGTTGTCTTCGTCTCCAACTATTTCTTCGCCGACCTTAACGGCTCCAATATTGGGAACCCCAGCGTCTGGAAACCTAAGCAATTGTACCAATGTAAATCTTGGGTCCGTAACTGGCACACTTGCGGTTTCAAGCGGTGGAACTGGCGTAACAACATCTACAGGCACCGGGTCTGTGGTTTTGTCCACATCACCAACGCTAATAACTCCAACTCTTGGAACTCCAGCATCTGGGAATCTAAGTAACTGCACCAACATTCCATTGTCGGCTGCTACTGGCACGCTGGCCACAACACTTGGAGGAACTGGTCAAACGACCTATAGCAATGGACAGTTGTTGATTGGCAATTCGTCTGGTGGACTCAGCAAGGCCACGCTGACGGCTGGATCAAATGTCAGCATTACCAATGCAAGTGGATCTGTTACAGTAGCGTCCAGCGTTCCTGCTGCAACCACTTCTCAGCTTGGTGGCATAATCCCCGGCCCAGGTTTCACTATTTCCAGTGGTCAACTGAATGCCATCCTTCCAAGAGCCATTGCATCGTTTGATGGACAGTTTGCAGCAACAACGCAAGCAACCGCAAGCTACTCCAAGACAGGATCAACCGTAACAATCACTTACGATTTCTCTGGAGGCAAACCTCAGTTTTACGCCAACAATAAATCGTACTTTGTTTTCACGAAAGCAAGTGGTGCTGGAACAGTTCCAACTACTGAAATTTATCAAGTATTGTCCGCAACAACATCGGGAAATGTTCAGACAATTACAACTACATCTGCGGCTGCTGGCGATAGTGCCGGATCAGTTACATTTAGGTACTGTAATATAAACTCTTCTGAAAACATTGGGTCTGTAATTTACACAGGAACATCAGCAGATGCTGCAAATTACTTGTGCAATTTTAGCTCTCAATTTCAAAACACTACATTTCTTCCTATTGTTTCAATGAGTGTATTAACATCGGCCTCAAGTGCGACTGATACTTTAACAAGAGCTATTCTTATTGATTACAATGAAATCGCAGCAGGAAACACAGTTCCAAGAACCACATCGTGCTTTACGTTTCATACATTCGCTTCAGGCTTGGGAGGCAGAGACACGGGATACGCAAGTAGCATTGTTGTGTTTGGGTCATGAGTGATCTCTGGGACGAGTTTGTAGACTTTGCCTACTCCAAAAAACTGGAGCATAAGCTGCTTTTCCCTGAAGACTTGGAGAAAGAAACGCTGGACCAGATGCTGACGTTTCACTTCCACCACAAGAACCTGTTCTTGGCCAAGAATGGCGACGAGTGGTCGTTTGCTGTGTTGCGGCCCGTAAAACACGCATTGGATGTCGTGTTCAATTGGGAGCAACCGGAGAGCGATATTTTGTTGCTAGACTACCTGTATTCCAAGTGTAAAAAGTCCACGCTTTTAATGTGGAACATGTTCCGTGAAAGGAACATGAAACCATCAGCAATCGTGTACTACAGACGTGGAAAGCCAAAGCTGGCAACCAAGGAACTCATGTTCAATTTTTTCAAGCAGTGCATTCCTGAGAATTTTTAATTATGGGCTCCACAAAAATCTCGCAACCTCCTCTTCCTCCGGCTCCCGATTATGGGAAGATCAGCCGTGAGAATCTCCTTGCCCAGATTGAACTGGCTCCAAAGTTATTTGCTGCCGAGGCAAACCCGCTTTACGGTCAGGCTGCATACGCCAATCTGCAAAATCAGATTAACCAAATACTTGCATCTGGTCAGATGCAGCAGTTAGCGCAGTTCTATCCTCAGATTGCAGAGATTGAGGCAGATTACCTTAACAGAACTCGCGCCAACGAGATTGCTCAACTTCAGTCTCCTGAGGTTGGGCTTTCCGCTACGCAGCAGGCATTCAATCAGTTGACTCCTGGCTACTCTGAGGCAGCTAGAAACATGGGAGAATTTGCAGCGCAACAAACTGCTGCTGCTTCCCAACAGCCAAGGTATTCTGCCTATGAGCAGCAAGTAGTTGGTCCAACTTCTGGACAGTTTGCAGGACAAATTGGTGGGCCGAGTGCTGATCTTACCTTGGGCGGAATGCAGGCATATCGGCCTGGGCAAGCTCTTGGCGGCCTTGGTGAATATCAGGTTGGTCAAAACTTCTTGTCTCAACCTGCGTTTCAAGCTGGTCAGTTTGCCGGTGAAGTTGGTGGCCCGCAGTTGCAATCTCAGCTTGGAACTATTGACCAGGGGCTGGTGCAGTCTTACATGAACCAGATGCCCGGCGTTCAGGATTTAACAGAGCAGTTGACCGAACAAGCATCCGAAGAGTTGGCTGCCGGTCGCGAACTAACGCCTGAAGAAATCAGACAAGCCACTCAGTCCGCCCGTGAAGCATATGCTGCCCGTGGAACTGCTCTTGGAAACCAAGCTATAGGCGCAGAGATTCTTTCTCGTGCTGAATTGGGTGACCAGCGTTTGCGTGAACGTCAGGTTGCTGCTGCTCAAGCTGCCCAACTCTCTTCCCAGCTTTACACACCAGCTTTGCAACAGGCATTGCAACGCCAAATGGGGGTCGAACAATACGGCCTGGGGGCGCAGCAACAGGCGTTCGGCCAAGCCATGTCGCAAGAGGATCTGGCTCGTGCTGCCCAGTCTCAAGCCTTCGCCCAAGAGGGAGCCAAGGAGCAAGCGTTGGCCGGGGCGCAGGCACAAGCGTTCACGCAACGCATGGGTGGCGAAGAGTTGGGACGTGCTGCTCAAGGGCAAGAGTTCCAGCAGCGCGCCGGGCTTCAAGAGCTTGGCCTTGGCTTGCAATCTCAAGCCTACCAGCAGGCTATGGGGCGCGAGCAGTTGGCGTCTACCACTCAGAACCAAGCCTTTCAGCAAGCATTGCAACGCACTCAGCAGGATCTTGCGGCACAACAAGCACTCCAAGGCTTGCAGGCTGGACGAGCACAGATGGGTGCTGCTGCGATGGGAGCCCTTCAACAGGTTCAGACTCCAGTTCTTCAGGCATATTATCGCCAGCCGATCCTGTCTGGATCTGTTCCTCAAGCTCAACAGTTTGCTATGGGCGGCCAACAGCTAGCTGGACCTGCTTTGTTTAACCCTGAAAGCAACATGGGCTTCCAAGCTGCTTACACGCCTTATCAGGCTCAAGTGGCGCAGAATATTGGAGCCATGCAAGCAAACGCCGCTGCAAGTGCTGCTAGATCTTCTATGATTGGATCGGCTATTGGGGCTGGATTGCAAGCTGGTGGAATGGTTGGTGGCGCGATGATTTTGTAATGAACATCGACCATACTATAGATAAAATTGATACTGCACTCTTGCGCGCCAGAAGACCAGCAGTGCTGTGGAGTGGCGGGAAGGACTCCACCGTACTTTTGCATTTGGCTAGAAAGGTGATGCCGGAGATTGAGGTAATCCACTTCAAGCTGCCGTTCTTGTCTCACAAGTACAAACATCACCACCAGGTTCAGGAAGAGTTAAAACTGACGGTTCACGACTGGGTTCCAATGGAAATCAGTTTGATTCATGGCAATAATCGAATTGATGTTTGCGAGACGTACAGTGTTGGAAATAGTTGGATTAAAGTAGCCAGAGGCACAGAACCATACGAACTAGGCAAACCGTTTGTCTGTGGCAAGGAGTGGCTGATGCGTCCCAAAGCCGTGGTACATACCGACTTTGATGTTTTGTTGTGTGGGCACAAGAGTTCTGACGACGATCCGTTGACCGGAAATGTGCCGCTTCAGATTGATGTTAAGAACCTGGGCACCAACACGACCATGTGGTTTCCTCTGCGAGAGTGGACGGACGAAGATGTTGCCGGGTACATCCTGCAAAACGGTGTGCCATACGACACAAACCGTTACGATTCAGACGTTGTCTCAAAGTCAGACAAGCACATGAACACGGATTACGCTCATGCCTGCATGGCGTGTATTGACCGAAGAAATCCTCAGTTTGTGTATTGTCCAAAGATTGCTATGGAGCTAGAAAACATCCATGAGCAAGTGCTGCACGAAGAGCCGCGATTCAATTACTGCGGAATGCGAACTGGACTGCCAAACCTGCGGAGCGTGTTGT